CAGAGCCGATATTTTCTAAATTATAACCATACAGTCCAACATCCAACAAGCAAGTTACAGAATTTTAGAAGTTAGATTTCACTTTAACAGTCATACATTCGTTCTCACAGTCGAGCAAGTTTCCACAGGAACATTAAGGTTTTTTGAATTTCATCCACATCCCGGTGTTGTAGTAGAAGTTGGTCATTTTCCCTACGTTGCAGAATATGACGAGGAAACGGATACTCTCTCATTTGTTACAACAGTGTTTGGTCAGGAATGTCGAAGATCCTTGCCCTTTGCCTCACTTCATTTCATGCGTCCCACAGAAAGCACATCCCTCACCAGTGGTTCATTTAGATGAGTCTGGGCACTATGTAGATGGTGATGTGACTTCTCCTCTATTTGACCTACCATCATTTTACAATAAGATTGATGATGATTTAATGGGGAAGTTGCCTCACGATCTCGTTTTGTCAAAGTTGGCTGATGTCAGAGCAAATGATCTTCCTTTTTCTGAGTATTTTGTCAGGATGAACGATGGGCTTGATGAAAAATCTCCTGACATAATCTTTCTGGATGAGTCTTATAAGACTGGTGAGCATTTCTCCATCATAGAAGTAGGTACGTCTAGGGGCAATCTGGAGAATTATTACCATGATAAGTTTCTCACTTATTTTGATGCTTTCAAATCACGCTCCGATGGACGATTCTTCATCATTGTTGTTGGACCTCAGGGAGTTTATACTAATATTCCAATGCGATTGGATGAGGCGATGACTCTAGTTGACGTGTATAGGTATGGCTGTCAAGTTCAAAGTGAAGCTGAGAAACTTGGCTGGAATCGCACCATCAATGCTGATCTTTTGGAAAGAGTCAAGAAATTTGCATCTTCCCTTAAATCAATGCCTTTTTATCAGAGCAGAAATGCGAATTTGAACATCAATAATGAAGTTCTTGATCTATGGGACGAAGAGATTGTCTTCCAAGACATGAAGTCTAATGGTTTCTCTCCTCAGATGGCATCGTCATTATTCGGTAAAGAGCCCGACTCATTCGATGATTATATAAAACTCATAAACGATGGAGCAACTAGACTAGCTGATGATCGAAAACCAGTTTTCTATTTTCCTGCTGTCATCATGCGAGACGAGTTTGCTGATCATCGAGGTCCTAATGAGAAGTATTTCTTCAGAGGTTTATCAGAAGTCACTCCTGAGAACAATTTGCAGTTTTTATGGAATATAGCCTACAATGAGTTTGTAACCTGCACCGAAGATAGTTGGATTAGTGATAAAGAACTAGTTGATAGACCTTTAGGATATGAAGAGCTGAAGAGCATCACTCAAGCTAACAGGCAATCAATCAAAACTAAAGATAGGTACAGACTTCAACTAGATCCAGAGACTAGATCGCACATTGAATCTAGAGGAGTTGGAGGAAAAGCAGCATCTTGGAGAGATCCTAAAGTTAAAGAAGGCGGTTTTGGTTTTGACTGTGATACATCTGACATCAATTTGTTCATCAACAATGAAACAATGCTGGATTTAATTCATCCGTCAGTTGAATACAATCGCTTGAAAGATCTTATAGATGTTGATGATGATGTCAGCAAGTTCTTTTTGGCCTTTTCATCCTCGAAACTCGGACTTCTGACTTCATTTATCTCAGCTATAGCTTCTGAAATAAATGTTAACACTACCAAGGGAGTGGAAAAAGATGAGTGGCTCATTCTTCAATCTAGAGTATATCGATGCTTGATTCTTCTGAAGAATGCTGGAGGAAAACATTACTTCTATTCGATCTGCATACCGAAGAGCTCAGTTCTCGAAATTCTAGACGGTCCTTTTATACAGCTGTACGAGTATGGTGATTACTATATTACTGAAATTTACTCAACAAGACCTGGAGACTTATCAATGCATCTTGGAATGCATTCGAAAATGATGGCTACCTATTCTGCACTCCTTGAGATATCTGGTCAGGACTTTTTGTCTTCAGAGCCGCACAGGAAAATGAAATGGCTGCCTGAGTTACTTGCAATTTTCCTCATCAGCATGGAGAACAAAGAGCACACATCTTCAACAATAATGAATTTTAGGTATGCCTACAATGAGTGTGTTGATTCTGACAGGATATTAAGGAATAACCCGTTCAAGATTGTGGAAAAATTTCCCGTTGTGATCAGATCGAGATTGCTGATGTTCTTTCTATCAAACTTCAATGAGGTCTTCAAAAATGTTGAGACTCGCATTGACATCGATTTGATTAAAACGGAAAGGACCAAAGTTAACAGAAGTGATGATGATGACCTGGTCGATCCATCGCAAGACAAGATGAGTGGATTTAAGTCTTTTGTTTCACTGAATGAAGTAGAAGACTTTAGTCAGGTTCTCAATCTTATGTACTTTGGGGTCTTCCATGAAAAGAGCAAGGGAGAGTCTATTCACGGATACCTTAAGATTTTCAACAAGGTGGTTGACGAAGAAATCAAAATGAGGCAAACTAGACCTGAGTTGTTAGGGACAAAAAGGATATCTGAGCCTCTTAATCCTCACTTTCTCAGGTCTCATGAGTTTGATTACAGACATAATTATGAGATTGGAAAAAATCTTAGGAAGACTTTAGATTTGGCTGATCCCAATCTGATTGACAATCTCTATATCAAGATTTCCAATGTCAGTTTTGATTATTTCTCTTCTCTTAAGGCATCAGCGGACTGTTCACAATTCAGATCAGATGTTGAAAATCTGTATGGGAGCCATAAGAACAAAAAGAGACCTAAGTGTTTGTCTGAGACTCTGAGATACATGAGTGACCCTAGATTCACTTCAGCTAATCCCTTCACTCAAATAGACAAAGTCACTGAAACCGTTCTCGAAATGGGCGGCATTGTTGCTAATCTTTTCAAGAAACAGCAATTAACTGGAACCAGAGAGATATTCGTGTTAGTGATGGCGTCGAGAATCCTGATCAACTACCTTGAAACAATAACTAGGAGTCTATGTGAGTTGCTTCCCAATGAATATCTCACAAAAGGTGATCAGAAGCTTGAAGATATAAGTGCTCACTTCGCTAAATTAAAGCGTTATTCAAAAACATCAGCTCGAGTCACTATATCCGACTCCCTTGATATGACGACCTGGTGTCAAAGATTCACTATGCCAATGTTCGGATCACTTCTTAGCGGCATTTTCTCAAATTCTGAGGAAAATGACTTTAGGAGATCAATGATGTCGATATTGAATCTTGTTACAGACAAAAAATTGGAATTACCAACTGATCTATTAGATCTTTTCATGAAACATCCAGATATTGAATCACAGAGTTCAGCTGGTCTTAACGAGCTCAAACAACAGTTCTTAGGTAGGAGTCCGAATAGTGATTTGATTCAACACATGGGAGTCATGCTGAAAAACAATTCCAATATGATGCAGGGCATTCTTCATTACACTTCATCCTTACTGCACTCTGCGCATCTGTTTTGGGTCAAAGAAAAAATCAGTGGGATAATATACAAGGAGATAACTAAGAGATATCCTATTGAACCAAATAAGATCAAGGTCATGACTCTCACAATGTGTTCTTCTGATGATGCAGGAAGGATTACGTCAGTTCTGATTGACGATGTGAAAATGACTCCTGACATGCAGACCATGCTTAAGAAAATACTCTCCATAACATCCATCTATCTTGTGACTAGTTATGGGCTAGCTGGAATAAAGGTGTCGATGCCAAAAAGCACACTAGGAGTCTTCAACTGGGTTTATGAATTCAATTCAGTCTGGTATTTCAGAAATACTATTATGTTGCCAATGATTAAGTGGTCAAGAGCTTGCACAGATTACAAAATCTCAAGTAATGCGACTGAAAGGATGCTCTTAGATCACAATTCAATGAAAGATTTGATCAAATCAGGCTGCTCAGTGTTCACAACAAGAGTTCACAACATGGCCTGCTTGATTAACCATTACGACTGTGTTGGGCTTTATTCTCTTACCTTGCCTATGTGGAAGGAGTTCACATCGACAATTTCACAGTTGAAACATCCGTCTTGCTGGTACTACTTGATGACTCATGATAAAGTTGGTCCAATTTTGGGTTATGATTTCACATTGTATTATCACCTTTCTAACAACGAGTGTGCAAGGAAAACAGAATCCATCATAAGGACAACTCTATCTCCTGAATCTCAGATATCATCTGATTCTTCTCTGAATGTCACTCTTGCATTCGGAAATCTCAAGAAGTATGTTGCATTCTTGAATTCGTCGAATGTCAGGAGCAGATCCGAACTATGCGATGAAGTGATCAAGTCCCCAGAGCATTTTTTTGGTGTTGGTGTTAAATCAAAAGAGGACTGCAAGACCATGATTGAGATGAATGCGCACAAACCAAAGGTTCACACATCGTTCATTTTCCAGTCAGCTTCAAATCAGCATAGGGCATCAACTTACATTTGGAGCAGTCCATGCATAAGAGCTAGGAGATCAGGAAAAGAGCCAATGTATTATTCATTGCGCACACTCAGCGTGGATCTCCTGGATTCAATAAAAATGATTGACGACAATTATGATCTAAGTTTGCACTTCAACAACTCGTCTACTTATGATGATGTCATTGAGATGTGCAGAGAGTTTTCCTACACCAAGACGTTTAGCTGCAAGAAAAGACAATTTCCAGTTTCTTGCACCTTGCCTGTTACAGATGCAGTTCTTCAAATAGATCTTAAGAAACTGCTTAAGAGAATTTGGTTCAAAGAGGATAATGGGAAGTCAGAGCGGATGTGTGAGTTGGTTTTTGATCGATATAAGAGAATGCTACCTTGGTTAGACGACAATCTTGAGAGCTCATTCGCAAAATTTAAGACCTCTTATCCAGATATGGACATCATACACTTCCTTGACACGATCTCAAGTTATCAAAATACACCCAAGACCGTCAGCATCATGCATCGAGGACCACTCAAGAGAGGTTTTATGCCTAGCCTGAGATCAATGATTAGGTTTGGTTATAGCTCAAAACACTACCTATGCTCATTGGGGTCCGATGTTCCGAAGAAAAAAGAAAGCTCTTTCGATTCTTTGCTGAATTTGTTCATTTCGGGTCCTAGGATTCCAGCTTATGAGGGTTTTCTTCTGAACAAGATTTTAGAGACTTACAGCACTATGGACACTGACGAGCCAACTGTTTTGGGAGTCATATCGAAGACATACAATATGCTTGGTAAAAGAATATCAGGTGTCATCAATGAGGCTAATTCCACGGAAATTTATGATAACATTCGAAGACTCAGAATGGGGGTCTTAGGGTGGTGGATCAGACAGCAGAGGTTAGTAGGTGAACAGTGGAGAGGCATAGGGACGTACGCGATAATGATAGACGAGTTGATAATAACCATAGAAATCGAGGATGATGTTCTAGTATCATTGAGATGCAACATGCCCAACAAAATTCACAATCAGATTCTTGTCTTGAATCGTGTCATTGTTCATGTGCTCAAGTTGAAGAGAGTAAATTTAACCAACGATTCAGGTCTCAAAATCTCCTGCACAAAGACTTCCAGCGGTTTTTCACTAGGCAAAATGGCTCCTATGCGCTCTAAGAATCTGTTAGTTCAGGCTTTAACCAGAGATGTGCAGCCACCAAGGAAAATCTATGCAACGATTACTGTTGGTGGTGACAAGCTACAATTGAAGCTTTCTGGAGATAACGATCTACAGAGATCATACAACTGTGTCTCTCTGAGTTATCGACCGTCATCTTCTGTTGAACTCGAAACGCTAGACATTTCTCCGATAACCATGATAAGAAACAAGGACATACGCTATGTTGAGCCTCTTGACATGAGAGATGAAATTATGGAATCAGAGTTAATACATGCATGGATGAACCGGGAGCCAGCAGACATCAGACTGTTTCCGAAGCTGTCCTCTAACTGCACGAAATACCCTGATGAACAATTATCTTTGTGGCTCAGACAGACGTTTCTATGCAAGTTATCGAAGTGTGCTAAGTTACCTGGGCCATTGTACTGTGACACACATCTTGTTGTGAAGTGCAAGGAGGAAAGGGAGGAAGAGCTTGGGATTGAGGACAGTGATGACGAGAGGTTTTTCGATGACATGCTACTCATGGACGATGATCAAGAGATCAATGCAGGCGCTTATATAGATGAACTCGGAGACTCAGAATCGGGATGGGAAGATTTTGATTATGATGAGGATTTGGAGAAACTTGCAGAATCATCCATCAAGACCTTTTCCGAGATATCACGATTCACAATGAAGAGATTCAGAAAAATTGAACTCAGTGATGGCGGCGAGTTTTGGGATATGATAATAGCAGAGATTGAACAGAAAATCTTGAGACATTCAATTGCAAGAATGACCTGGATAGATGGATTGCCAGGTGCAGTTTTCAGGTTTTTCTCTTACTGTGGTTTTAAGCAGAAGCCTGAGGTTGTGGTTCCAGACGATTGGCAATGATATCAAAGTCATATACTAAACCTTGTGATCAACGTCCGTATGGTAAGCGTCAATGCAGTACATTAAATGGCAATTCAAAGAAAAATATCGTGTTTTTGAGTAACTGTGTT